ATAATCATATGTTTCATTCATTCCAAAGATTGAACCGTATGTTGCGCCACCCATTGGGTGATCTCCTACACCAAGTACGTCTAAAGTGTCTCCATAGGGTCCCTCAATGCTCTGAGTGTCATCTTCAGCTTTAAGGGTAGGGGAGATAATACTATTAGCAACAATGCTGCCAAATGGCGCTGTAGAACCATCATCTTTTAGGCGTTCAACCCCTGGTTGTGTACCTTGCTCATTGCCTGGTTGAGTAACATACCAGCTAGCACCACTAATGTCTGCTCCACCACCAATGCCAGTAGCAGAATTGGCTCTTTCGTGCCTTGCACCACCTCGAGGGGGTTCTCCTACGTCTTGGAACCCATTTGGTGTTGTAAGAGTAAAAGATCCACCAGTATCACTGTCTACGGCAACAACTTTAAACCCCATGAATAATTTTGCATGGTTTCTAGCAGGTGTGCTCGTTACATCAGTAACGTCACTCTTGAGATCTTCATCAACAGGTTTACCCTCTTCGGCACCTGGTCCATAAATACTGGGAAGGATGTCTTCTGTCGGATCAGCATAGTGCAGGCTAGAATTGAACGTCATAGGGCCATCTGGGCGGTCTCCCATATCAATTCTATATTCCATATGTGGGATTGGTTTACCATCAGCTACCATGATTTCATCTACCCCACTATTGCTACCATGTGGGCCCCATGCGCCTACAGTGCCTTCATTTTCTTTGCTAGCTTTGGGCAAACGAAGAATTTGTATCTTGCGGATTTCGTCTGCGATGTTTACGCTCTCAATAAACTGGTTCCAAAGTATTTTATCTCTGACCATTGTTGGTGAGAGGTTATCTCCTATTAGCAAAGAGATAATGAATCCAGAATCAGTAACAGTTACTTCTGGTTCAGCAAAAAAACCTTCAAATTGAGCAATGACGGAACGTATTACAGCGTCTCTATTGTATTCAGAAACGTATCCATTAAAAATGCATTTAAAATTCTTGCGTTTTGAAGATTTTGCATTACCCATATACTACATATGCGGGTACTTGAGCTTTTTAAACCGTTCAAGGCTCATGCCTTCATATCTACGGCACAAAGCATCAAGAGAAACCTGTTGAATGTCATAACTGCCGTTATGCACACCATGTTTTACGACAATGCCTCTAAAGTGAGCATTGCCCTGCGGCCCCTTGTAATCTTCATCATGCAAATAACATGCACCTGCAACAAGACCATGTTGTGAGTATGGTTTAACGCTGTCATTGACGTAACGCATACCATACAAGAACGTTTGTTGGTGGCCCATGGTGAATGAGTGACCAATAGTCTTCAATCGTGTATCGATGTTGCCACCATATGGCACACCCGTCATGTGGTTATAAAAAAAGTGGCTGTAAGCCACTCCATCCAACCATAGAATTTTTTTAAACGGACTAACTCTCCAACCACTTTTTGCGTAATCAAGATCATCAGTGCTGAAGAGGCCATCTATCTGTGCATCCATCTCTGTTGCACGGTTGATGCGATCTTCATGGTTGCCAAGAAGAATATGACGCTCTGGATTCCAGATAGCGTGTTTATTCTTGCGTTTATTGTCATTGTAATCGTACAAAGGCTGGTTGAGGATACGCCAGTGTTCATTAGCAGCTTCAATGTCTGCTTTGACACGACGTCCTTCCATGCTCTTCTTACCCTTATCGTACATTGAAAGGGCTGGCATGTCAGCGTGGTCACCAAGGTGAATAATCTTCACATCTTGGTTGTGGAACTCTTCTACAATGTAATTACCAATCCAAGTAAGGTGATCGGTAGGCACACCGTCCTTAGCCTGGGTGTCAGGAATTACAATGTGTGTAGCTGGATTGGTTTCCAGATTATCAGTCACTATTGTCCTTAGTTGTCGTTGATGTCCTCGGCATCTAAGTCCTGCAAGTCTCTAGTCTTCTGGCTAGGCTTACCTTCATCATTAAGACCAGCAAAGTCTCTTGTTGTCTTAATCGGTGCAGTTGGACTGTCAGTGATTACCTTGGCATTCTTGTCGGGTGTATTGCTATACCTAATCATTTTTATGCCTCTCCATGTGTTTGTCAAGCTTAGATGCCAAATTTTCATTTAACATTTTAATTGATCGTACACGGTCTCTTGGGAGCGAGTTCTCCCAAACAGTTTTGCCACTTGTTATAGCTTTAATAAAACCAGAGTGTCTGTAATTATCCGTAACTAATACTGCTTGTAAATGTAACCCACATTTGTTGCATTTAGTATCATTTATAATTTCTTCAACAAATTCTAATTCTATTTGATTAGAATTGTTTTTATTATAAGTAATGCCATCTGGCAAATTTATTTTTTCAGTCATTGTGATTAATAGCAAACATTCCTAGGTTTTTTAGGAAATCTTCTGTTGTTATTCCAGTTAACTCACAATATTTACCAATTGTGCTAAGCAGAACACCAGTTATTGTACTAAACAATTGAACTGGATCGCTTTCCAATACCATTTGGTAAGCTAACTCTTGTTGCTCGCTCGTGATCGCTGTCAGCAAAGCTACTACATTTTTAATGTTATCTGATACTGAATCCATTATGCCTCAGTAGATGCCTTCAAGAACCAACTCCACTTCTGGTGTTGGTCGATACGCTCAGCTACAAAATTAGCAATGCCTTGCTCATTCTCTTTGTTAGCAAGGTCAAAAACTTTCTTAATATGATCGATATATTCGTTGTTCATATCAAGGAATTGATTAGCAAGCTTTTGTGAATCATCATCAACAAAGCCTACTTCTTTAATCCTACTCAGTCCAGCCAATTGGCTCATGACGAAAGGAGCTTTTGCATCAAGCTTCCTAATGTTCTCTGCAATAGGATCAATGTTTTCGTAGATATCGTCTACGATCTCGTCAAAGAACTTGTGATATTCGTAGAAGTCTCTGCCAGTTACATTCCAGTGGAAACCGTGAATAGTGTGGTAAAGAACATATGCTTCAGCAAGCATTGTTTTTAAAGACGATACAAGATCGCTTTCATTACTATTTTCATCAATAGTATTGTTGCTGGTAGTGTCGTCTTCTACTGCACCGACGACTCTAAAACCGTTCCACTCTTCCATGTTAGAGCCAGTTTAGGCCACTCCCAAAGGAGTCGTCAATGGCATCTTGTACAAATGTTGCAGCAAGTTTGTTAGCCTTTGCGCTCTTAACAGTGCGGAATTCTGCGCTTGCGTTCTTTGTTCTGCGGCAAATTTCAACATTGTCAACAAAGTTATCAATAATTGATGCACGCTTTACAGTGTCAAGGAGAGGGAGAGTCTTTTGCTCAACGTAGTAGACAGCAGCTTCACGGGTGTCCAGTTGGCTGTTGAGCAAACGTGGGTTTTGATCTTCAACCCAGATCTCAGCACCAGCAGTGACAAAATTGATCCAGTCAGCGTCATGGTACTCAGATTCAATAGAAGAAGCTGTACGGTACAGCAAGCTACCATCATCTTCGCCCAAGTCAGTCGTGCCAGCACTGCTAACACGGTATTCCTTAGCAATAGTACCACCTGGCAAGCTGTTAAGGTAATCATCTGTGTCAAAGTCAACATACTCTGAAGCCAGCTTCTCAAGCGATTCCTTCTCAGCGCCAAGCTCAGTCAGAATGTTTGCATAACGCTCAATGTCTCTAATGTCAGCATTGGGGTTGCTAGCTGCCATACGCGTTCTGTCCAAGATATCCTGAAGTCTGTCGAGTCTTGTCAGGATGCTCTCTGATGTGCCATTGAACCAACGTGTGTCAGCAGCGGCAGTCTTGGCTTCGATTTCAATGTTGTCGTAATTCATCATAGAATCTTTCTATTCTCTTATTGACTATTGCGAGTTTTCGTCTGGATTACATCCATCATATGTCATGTGTTGTGTGCAAAATTTTTTGCCAAGCGTCTCTTCAAGCAATTCAGCAATCTTTTTTTTAGCAGTAGTACCACTGTTAACTGGCATGTTGCTATTCATGTTCCCAGGCTGCATGCCACCAGGAGCCGTAGCTTCACCAATACCAGTTTGACCCGTGTTGCTAAGATCTTGTGAGCTAGTTGGTTGTGGCTGAACGTTAGTAGAGTTTCTAAGGTCTGGTGCAGCCATTGGCGACGTCGGTGGCTGAGGAGGCATCATTGAAGTTGGTGCACCCATAAACCCTGCTGTTGAATTAATAATTCTTGAGGCAATCTTATTGTGCTCGTGAGCGTAAGCAGAGTCAATAGCTCTTGCTTTAGCGGCTTGTTCAGCCTCAGAGTCACCTGGCTCAAAGATGTGGCACTTAGCCTTCTTACCAGGACCCTTCCAACCAGGCATTGGGCCTTGTGGGGTCTCAACCTTGCACTCTTCAATTTCATCAGCAGCTCTAGCAGCAGTGAAATTAAAACCAAGGTATGAGCTAAGGATTACTCTACGGCAACCATCGCAGTAGATCTCAGGGCCAAACTTGCTAGCTGTTCTAACAAGATTTCCTTTGTTGCAAACGTGGCAAATTTCCATTATTACACCTCAAAAAACTTTTGGATAACATCAATTGGGAGTGATGTTGTTCTCTTGCTGGCAGTAGCGCGGTTAAAACCATCTGTAAGCTCAAGAGGTCCACGATCATATTCGCCAGGCGTCATTGTTCCTGGGGTTAAATTACTGTCAGAACGTGGGATAGCATTGCTATTTGGCTTGATGTCAAACAAACTTTGTCCAGCACTTTGCTGTGGAGTCTTGTTGTAGAATTTTCTGTCCTGGTAACCCTGGTAGTAGTCTTTACTCAGCAAAGCAAGGTCTTCATCCATAGGTTTTTTCTGCATAGCATCCATATTACCTTGAACATAAAGG